TGATATCACTTCTGCAACTCTAACAACTCTTTTAGTATGTAGCACATTCCCACCAGGGCCATGTTCATCCGGTGGATGATATCTCCCGGAAAAACTAGATGGTATTTCCCAAAATGTACTAGCTTTTAGCAAAAGTGATCTGACAAATGATTTGATTCCTTCATCATCTATCTGTCCAATTTCTCCTAATAAGGGAGCCAAGTATTCATCTTCTTGAGTAATTTGATTACTTGTATCTTCTTTCAGAATATCATCTAAAATACTCTTACCCATTATTTCCATCCAATCCATTTAGAACATGCGTCATCGTGCGGACACTTTTTGCAGTAAGCTGTTAATCCTCTTCTTGGGACAAAAGTTTCCTTATGACACATTGTATCACACCAGTATTCCAAAGAGTCAATGTCTTCTGTACTAATTTCATATTCTATAAAATCTAAACTATTTGACATTAGATCAATATAACCAAAGTTAGTTTCATTAACTCGACTTGGATGACGAAGTTTAAATCCCATATACATAGCAGAGAAATCAACTTGATACATGTGTCTATGATTAGTCTTATAATTAAAAAGAAGTTTTGTTACATAATTTTTATTATCTTTTCTAATTATTAAATCAAATTTGTCTACTATCTTAATTTCTTTGTTGATAATTGCTATATACTCTTCGGATATAGCTAGAGGAATCATATCTACGTCTGAATAAGTTTCGTGAAATGTAAGTAGTATGCTTGCTGCCTTTGTGGTCAAGCTAGCCATATTTCCATACATGCTCTCGTGTTGTTCGGTAGCTATATCGTAATGATCTACATTCTTTGGGAACCATAATTTTTCCCACCTATTTAACAACGAGGCATAAGACGGACTAATGCCTGCTTGTTTTTTGAACCAAAAGAAATAGATAATATTCTTAATAGTTGATTCAAATTTAGCAGTGTAGATATCTCTTGAATATACTTTTTCAGGAAGTTTATCACGATATCTAAAATCGTATAATCTTTCACAAGTTTGAAAATCTTTAATTGCTTCTACGTTTAATTCTAGCATTAGTCAAAACCTTCTCCACTTAATAGTTCTTGAAGATCTGTTGACTCTGAGTATGATTGATCACTAATGACTTCATAATCTTCATAGATTTTTTTTGCATCGTTATATCTCACTAAAGGTGGATCATACATAAATGCAGAACCAGTAATTCTGTTCTTAGGTATTTGAAGCTGCATTATATTTTCATCTTCTGTTTCATCATTTGAAGCCAAACGTTTTTCTGTGATGAAAATTGTAACTGCGCACTTTTGCTGGATGGCCAAAGATCCACCTGTATCTGACTGCTGAACAACTTCTCTTTTTTCTTTCATTCTGTTTGAGTTTTCTTGAGCTGTGATGATCATGGCGCAGTTCATATCTCTAGCAAGCTTTTCTAATCTAACCATCATTTCTTCAAACTCGCCCCATCTTGGCTTACCTTTGCCACTGCCACGAGTAAACATAGATTGGATAGTGTCAATGATAACTACGTCTGGCATGTCTCCAGTATGACCTATCAAATCTCTTAACCAAAATTCAAGATCTTCAAAATATGGAGTTTCAGGATCATGGCGGACCATCAATCTATCCCCCCACTCTTCAAGTTTTGATTTAAATTTAGCCAAATAAAACTGTTTCTTTTCTTCGCTCCATTTATGAGCTTCTGAATAAACATTTTCACCAATGATTTGGGTCATAAGAATTCTCTCCCAGTGACCTAAGGCTTCTTCAAAGTTTACATATAAAACTCTATAGCCAGTATCCAGCCAATTATTAGCTAGGCACTTAGCAAAGGTACTCTTACCCTTGCCAGAGGGGGCAATAATTGCGTGTACAGCGCCCTTAAAGAATCCACCCTCATCTGTGTACCCCATAGCCCTATTGAGGGCTTTAAATTGCGTTGGCACAAAATCAGGTATGTCCAGCAAACGATCAGCTCTATTTAGAATGTCATTAGCTGTAGTCAATTTACTAAAGGGGTCGTACTTAATTTGATTTTCAAGATCCTTAATTAAGGATGTCAAATCATTAATTCGATTAATATCTTCTTGTGATTTCAAACCTTTTTTGTTAATAAGTATTTGAAGTTCTTGAAGATTAAGAATTTGTTTACGCTTATTTGCTTTATGCTTTATTAATTCAACAACTGATTCTTTTGTAGAAGAATCCAGACTAAGAATATAATCTATCATTATACCTACGCCGGAAGAACCGCCAAGTGCGTCATAGATATCTGTCTCGCTAGACAGCCATGACTTAAAAGCTATTGGATCAACTATGTCTAAATTAGTTGCTCGATAAAAACCAAGGAGCGCACCATAAAATTCATGGATTCCTTTTTCCCCATGAATCATACCAACTATATCTTGTGAAAGATTCTCGTCAAAATAGGATATCGCACCTTGCTCTTTCAAGCAGAGTGCGAATGCCTGGTATTCTAGTGGAGTTTCTTGTGATTCTTCTATATCTTCAAGTGCCATTAATTTTTAGAGCCTTTTAGTTTGCGGTAAAGATTCTTTTTATACTCTGAATTTTTCTTTTTCATTTCTTGATAATAATTAGAAGTTGTAATACTTGCTTTATTATTATCTTTCTTGCTATCTGGACTATTTCTAATAGCTTCCAGCATCCTATTATACACGCTGCTCTCAGTTAAAGAGTCATTATAGCGGAAAACAATTAACGCAATTCCATTATCCTTGCACCACTGTGCCTTAATGATATCTCTTCTTTGCGCTTCTTCAAATTCATATTTTGATTCAAAAAATCTAGATGTATAAAAGAAGTGTTGACGGCCATGATATTCAGCAGCTATTCCATACGAGGGGCAATAGACATCTAGTCGAAGTTTCTCGCCAATATGAAATTCATTAACTACGTCTTCTCCTGGCAAAAGTTTCTTCATTATCATTGTCAGAGCAGTTTGACCACGTGACATTTTCTTCTTAGAATCTTTTAACCAATTTAATCCAAGATAATTAATCTTTTTATTTATCTCAGATATTGGAACGTCAAGTTCTTTTGCTATTTGATTTATTGAATAATTAGTATCAAATAAAAGATCTATTAAGAATTCAATATCATCATCTTGTATTTTTTTATAATTATCTTTCATTAGTACTGTTATGAAATGCAGCCTTGCTCAATGACAAAGTTTTACCAGTATCAATTATGGACATGTTTAAATTATCCCACATCTTATTCATCAAAGCTAAACCAAAAACACCACAATCCAAAAGGCAGTAATCTACTTCCTTTTCCATTTCGGCTAATTGAGCGTAAACGCTATCTAGCTTTTCATGGTAATTATTGTAGGGAATATTTATGATATGAGTATCAAATCCAAAGTGGCGTTGAGCTAGTTTCTTATCATGAAGTGTAACAATAACTTTTGGAGTATTTCTAATATAGAAATCAATTACTGAATTATATGCATCTTTGTTATTTAGATAAAAGTATTCGAATACGTTTGAGTAGTAATACTCAAAGTTTTTGTTCAATCCAATTTTAAAGTGTCTTCCATTTTCAATGTCAGAAACTAGGGTGTGCGAAATTGCTTTCATGATTCTCTTATCATTGTTCTTTAATGAAGAGATAATATTCTTAGCAAAATTAGCTGGAAACGGATTCTCACTGTTCTTACTTAAGGCAACTATGGAAGACTTAGGAACATTAATGTAACTAAACTTTTCTTTTTTACCCATTGCCGAAGTAAGATTTCTAAGTGAATCTGTTGGATTAAGAAATGTCATTTTATCTCCTATTAAATTCCAAATGATCCCCAGTTTATTAGAACTGGTTTTTCATCTATGATTGAATTGATATGGTCTAATTGATGGAAAGCTCCACCGTCTAATTGTGAATATCGCTGATGCTTAGAGATCTTATCTTCATCTCTAATGTAGCCTAAATGTTGCATTATGAGCTTAGAGTCTACCCAATAGTTTTTTCTAGCGATCATGTCTGCTACATATGTAGGTTCAGATCCGCAGGCTAGTTGCCTATTTTTGAATCCACCATTTTCCACATACCTAAATATTCTAGTACTATTATTTGGTGTCCATAATTTGTCAACTCTATATTGAGTTTCGTTCCACATATGATAGAAGCGCACATTAACTACATCAAAAGGAGATGTATTCAAAACGTCCCTAATTGACGCGTCATCCGAGTGATAAAGTTTTTCATCGCAGTCAATAGCTACGACCCAATCTCCAACACTGGCAAACTTTTCTAAATTGCCCCACGCAAATGCTCTCAATTTTCCTTCATGAACATTAAATAATTGTTCAGGGGTTTGAAAAACTTCAGCGTATTTTGCTGCTATTTCAGCAGTATCATCCGTAGAGCAGTCGTCTGTGAATATTATCTTATCAACTTGAGTTGATAATCTTTGTAGTACATCTTCTAGAAATCTAGAAGATTCATTTCTACCAATCATTTGTGCAATGATCATTTTTTTTTCCTTACCTTTAAATGAAATCGAGGGGGTTTTACCCCCCTCAATCTCTGTCCAATAATTACTTAGAGACTTTATTGACGAAGGTCAGTCGACCATCTGTTCACGAGCCTCAGCAGCCGAGATTCGCTCAGTGTCTACTTCTCTGTAGAGCATCTCACCAAGAGTTGAGCGACGATTGCTTGAGCTTGTTGCAATCTTCTCTGCGTCTGCTTTATTGTTAGCCTTCACGAGCGAAGTTGTAGTCACTGTGAAATACTTGAACTTGTTATCTGACATTGGTATTACCTTTCATTAATTTGATGGATAATTGGTTGCGATATATTCTATCGCATCTTGCATTGTTGATGCAAGTTTTGTTGCCATATACTTTAGGTAAACTCTATTCTTATTAGAGTCACAGCAAAAGACTACTGCTGGCTGATTATTAAACTTAGCCCAAGCTAACTCAAAATCAGTACCTATATATGCGCGATCTTGTAACATATATTCTACCAGAATAATATCTGCTCTGCGTTGCATGAACAAATTTTTCTCAACAATTTCTTCTGGCGTTTCATAGCCTTCACCAACAATAGTAGTTGGATCTAACACATCATATCCAGCAAGGTGCAATCCTCTAGTTGCTGATTTGCGCCAAAAACGACCATAATCTTCAACTCCTTCGATTGCTCCTGAAAGAAATACTTTAAGCGGCATATGATACTCCTGGCCAATAATATTCTAAATCATTTGGTTCATCAAAATATTGTGAATAATATCCAAAATCTTTACGAAGAAGATTTGATCTATGTGATCTATGGAATTCCTCAATGCCAAACCACGCTGGCATTACTACTGAATCAAGATTCACTTCTTCATATCTCATGTTATTTTTATATCCTCTACTTACCCATTCGTAAATAGTTATATTTTGATACAACTTTAAAGCAGACTCATAGCCAGTCCACATCAGTGTTACTGGATGATTTCTCCAGCCTTTTGTTGGTGTTCTTTCTAAGAGTATATTGAGAACTTGAAATGTCTCAACGCGCTGTTTTCCAAGACGACGATAATCTAATACTTCTACAGATTTTTGAAAGTCTGCATATGGTAGAAATGTCTGCACTTTAGTCCTTTTTAAATTCGGTGAATGTTTTGTCGCCTACGCCAAAGTATTCTCTAGCAAGACCAGATGCTATTATAGCATCATTTAGGCACTCTCCGGCTTGATTCCATACTCTTGCTAGCACTCTTCCATACTTTTCATTCTTGTCAATAATAGTTTCTATCTTAACCTTATGGCTAGCGGCTGTTAACCATTGATCAGTAAATTCTTTTGCTGCTAAGCCCATTTTCTTTTCTTCGAGATTCGTAGTGCGACTCTCGGGAGTATTTACTCCATAAAGACGAACTCTACCCTTTTTCAGGGTGTCAAATCCTAAGTCAATAACAATATCAAATGTATCGCCATCAACAACTTTTTTTACTTCTGCGTTATATATCCATGGATTTAATTTATCTGACATTTTAATCTCTTTCTATTCCAATGTAGTCGCATGCTTTGCGAAATATTGCTTGACTTTCTTTGAATTTAGAATCCGCTTCTCCACCAACCGGTGAAGATTTGTGCCAGCTATGGCCAATGGAAACAGTTCCATCATACACCACATTATAGCCTAGATGTCTTGCAAAATATGAACACCACGTCTCTTCGTAATAGTGGGGAGTGGGGAGGAATGCGCCTGTTGCTCCAGGATACATCTCTTGATACTTAGGATGATTTGTTAATGTGTCCCAAACTTCTCTGCGGATAAAGTAGGCTGAGCCTGAGACCGTAACACATGGAACTCTATCTTTATAGAGCTGGTCGTCAAAATCACTTTGTCTCCAACCACGATGAGCTGGAGATGTATTAGTGCCAACAATTCCCGCATGCGTTATTAATCCATTTTCATCTCTTTGCTTAGGACCAAGAATATGAATATCTGGATTCTCATCAAAAATTTGTTGAGCTCTTACCATCGACGCACTAGTCATCCATACGTCTGCATTTAACAGTGCGATTATATCGGATGATCCTTCTCCAGCTAATTGATTGCAGGCTCCAGAGTATCCTATATTGTCATTATCATAGAATTTATTAATTCTATATCTTTGATAATTATATTTCAACCAATCAACACTATCATCTTGTGAGCCGTTATCTGCTATGTATAGATTCCAGACCTTAGCAGTCTCATGCAAATCGCTATGAAGGCAATCTAAAAATCTATTCAGTAATGATCTTGTATTGTAGTTAATTACGCAGAGGTCTATCAATTTATTTCTCCAAATTCAATTACCGCATCAAAAGCGGATGTAGGACTTAATCCGAATTCTACTAAGGATAGGAATTCTTGTTCTATATCAAACAATATATCAGAGTCATAAAACTCTTTTAATCTATTTTTATATTGATATACAGTTGGATCTTTTTTCTTGGGTTTTAAAGAATTCATAGATTTATTTCTAGCAATTGAAACACCCAAAATAAAAGAGCTAATCAAGAAAGTAATTTTACCATTCTTCATATTCATCATCTGATTCATCATAGTGATTTTCATTAGCTTGAAATCTTATGTGATCTGCTATTTCCCTAAATGAATCTGAATGTTCATCTTGATGTTCAGTTGCTAAATAATCATATGTTTCGGCTATGTGCATAGCTAATTCATGATTGATGACGATTGCAGTTTCGCCTACATTTAGTTTAACTGAGATTTTCTTCTTACTCATTTTCTTCCTTGTCATTACTTTCTTGCTCATTACTTACTTTGTATAAACAGATATTATCAGTGTCTGGTTCAAATGTTACGAAAAATATGTTCTTATCTTCTAATGACATCCCTTCGGGGGGAGGGCTATCAAGTGCTATTTTCTTAGATGAACATCCGTAAACTTGACTATGATTTTTATATACTACCATATAATTTAGTTTAGCCGCTGGCATTATTAACCTCGAATACATTGATTGAACATTCTGATAAAAATTTCTTTACATTATCCCAATCCTTATAGGATTCATCATATATGTAATAGACATTTTTTATTGTTGAATTAGCTATTAGCTTAGCGCAAGAAAAACATGGAGGACCATTTATATATATGTTTTCTGGTCTACTAGAATAATCCGAATGGAGAAGAGCATTAGCTTCAGCGTGAACTGCTATGCAGTTATCATAATTTGATCCACTAGGTGACTTCTCAGCTAATCTAGGGCATCCACCGTCTTCACAGTGCTGCTTTCCCTTAGGTCCACCGTTATATCCGACTCCGACTATGTGCCCCTGTGTATCTACTAGGACAGCTGAATATTTTCTTTTTCCACAAGTAGAAAAAATATTAGCCACGGAAATACACATCTGCATGTATTGGGTATCTTTTCTTGTAACTGTCATAGAACTAATATAGCTGCTATCGCTGAAGCTAGTATGGATATGGCAATTATTATTTTTCTATTCTTTGTATTAGTTGCAGATTGAGACATAGAATGCATCGTAAATGCCCAATTAATAAATACTACAAATAGAATTACTCTAAT